ACCAACCAGTAGCTATGTATTTATCACAGCTATAAACAGGGTTTCCCCTATGTGTGTGTGTCCAAGCCGCAGGGAAGAAACATAGCAAACCTTTCTTGGGCTGAACCTTCATGCCATACTCAATAAACTCTGTTTCACCTTCGCCATCTGGAATGTCATTTAAATAAAGTGTCCAAGTTAAATTACGCCAACTTGCCGACTCGTTTCTGGCGTGCTCAGCGTGCCAAGTGTGAAAGCCGCCTTTAGGCGGTGTTTTTTGAACCTTCATAGTTTCTGACATACAACCCTGCATACCAAATCCATTGTAAATTTCTGCATAATTTGGAATGTACTGACGCAATATTTCGTGCATTTCAACAACAAGAGGGTCCTGCATTGCTTGAAAATTAAAAGAGTAATCTCTTCTGCTTTGCTCACCCCCATTTGTCACAGAGCCATTCATAAAGTGCATCGCAACATTTGAGTCATCTTGCGAAGATATGTATTCTTCTAAACGCGCAATAACTCTATCGCAAAAATCATACTGTTCAGTTTGATAGCTTTCTATAAAATTTGGTGTTTTCATTGCCCTTCTAAAAACTCCTTAATCTTTTGTTGCTACAATAACGTCCACATATTTTACGTTAATAGAAGCTGTTGAAGAGGATAAAGTTGAGCCCAAATTACCAACGCCAGGCGCACCAGTTAAAGAACCCGAAAGGTTATGACCGTGGTTGTGAGAACCACCTCCGCCTGTAGAATTAATAACTGAGTTATTATTACCAACATTACCTTGGAAGAATTGTGTACTCGGTGTTGGGCCTGGGTCAGAAACTCTATTTCTAAATCCATGATTGTGAGAAGGAATCTGACTGGTAGAAAGTGTGGTACTGGAAATACTGCCGCTAATTGATACAGCCAAGTTGCCAGCATCCGGCGCACCGTTAACATTAACAGTACCCGATACAGCGGGCGTTGCAAATGCGCTAGTGAAAGCTGTGCTACCGCCCGTTCCAACAGAGCCTGTTACAATACGAACCGCGCTATCATTGTTATTTGAGGTGTCTTTTGTCCACCCTGTAGGAGCGGAAGTTTGCACGAACAATTGTTTGGTTCCAGAAGGAACGCCAGCAGCCAAAGTAGCAGTTAGGTCAACAACTGCCGCGCCAGAACCCGCGCCGTCAGCATATACAATTCTTGTTTCGCCGTTATTTATAGTGACGCTGTTTCCAGAGCCTTGAGTTATAACAACAGACTGCCCAGAATCGTTCTTTGCATAGTAAAGCTTTTGCTGGTCGTTTGGAGAAATGGTAACAGTGTTTGTGCCTGAAGGAGAGCCACCAAACACAAGAACCTTATACATGCCGTCTGACAGCGTGCCATCAGTTGTGGTCAATGTATGTGTTGTCCCTGATAGGGATATAGAGCCTACACCGCCGAGAACGCGGTCAATAATATCAAAATTTGTGTTTGTGGTTGTGCCCCAGGTACCTGACTGCTCGCCAGTACCCGGCTTTTCTATGCCACTGTTGCCTGTATATGTACTTGCCATTATGCCGCTACCTCATTCCAATTTGCGTTTTGTGATGGAACAATCCTGCCCCATACAATTACACTCGATATATTACCTGACCCCTCTGCCCCCGTCAATGTCAAGACAGAAGTGCCCGTAACGCTAACTGAGCCAAGAGCAGATGTTGCACCAAATCCTGTGATTGTAGGCGTTACACTAATAGTAACAGTTTCATCACCAAGTGCGGATGTCATGCCGGGAACATTTGTTACGGGCGCACCAGTGTCAGTCTCAACGCTTTCATCCCCAAGAGCAGTTGCCCCAGAAACACCAGTTAGCGTCAGATTGCATGTGCCGACAACAGACTCATCGCCAAGACCAACAGAGCCAACCATGCCATCTTCACCAACAATGGCTCCCGCGCCAACTAACACAGACTCTAAAAGGGTGCTGCCAGCAACGCCTGTAAGAGCTACGCTAGATGTCCCTGTAACAGAAACAGTGCCCACAGAACCGTTTAACGCGCCAAGGCTCACTGGGAGAGTTTGACCGACATCAGCAAAGACACCGCCGCCATAGACAAACTCACCCCATGTTCCGTTGCCCCAACCTGTGAGACTCTCAACAGTTCCCTCTACGCCAGTGACAGAAACATCTACTGGAATACTAACAACCACAGAGCCGATATGAACTTGATTGTAGAATCCAGAAGGCTCAGCTAAACCAGATTGAAAACTTTGAGCGGTACCAACTGAAGAGGTCAGGCCAAATCCAGTTACTGAAAATGGCGCACCGCCAGAAACAGACTCAGAGCCTAAAGTCGATGTTGCCGCGCCTAATGTTGGCTCAACGGTAACATTCTCTAGGCCGCCCCAGCCTGTATCTCCCCACGCGCCTTCACTCCAGCCATTAGCAGACATAGTAGCCTACCTTTAGGCAATACGAATGATTGCGCTAGATGCGTTTGCAGTTGGGAACTGAATTGTAAATGTGCCAGATGTTGATGTTTTATCAGCACCAAAATCCAAAGCGGCAACCGCTGCGTTAGTGGCGGATGAATTGTAAATCAATGCACCGCGAGCAGTAATTGTTGCTGTTGTAAAGCTTACATCGGCGAAATCTGTGAACGCAGTTGTGCCTGAAGCAGTCGGTGTGACATTTGTTAATGTGCCCCCGCCTGTAGCATACGAACCGCTAGAAGCAACTTCGCCTGTTGTAGTGAATGCAGTTGTGGTCGCGCCTAATGTAGCTGTTGTGCTAGACTTACCGCCGCCGCCAATTGCATACAATGCAAGCTTAAAAGTGTTGCCAGTTGAGTTTGTAAAGTTATGCGTACCTGTTAGAAGCTGTGTCTTAAACGAGGTGCACATTGCCTGAGTAATAGCCATTTATATTCTCCTAACAAGGTCAGCCATTTCATTTTGCCCGGCTTTCGCCATCTTCCCAGCGATTGTAGCACGTTCTTCGCGTCTTGCCAATTCTATGTAATGCAAGACCACATTTCTAATATTTTCTTTAAATGCGTTGGCCTGCTCTTTAATTTCTGGAGGAGCGGTGTCTGCAACTCTCATTATTTTGTCCATAGCTAATTCTGCTATTTGTTCGTTGTTCAGACCGCCCTCATCTGAAGTCATTACACTGACAGAAGAAACCTGTATTCCTGACTGCACACTAACCATTCTTTTTCTCCTCCTTATAAGAAACGCCCTCTATGTCATGCCTGCCAATAAGAACAGGCTTTCTTCCGTCCAAAGGCTCTGGAGATGACAGGCCACTCTCTTCCTCCACCTCTGAAAGCTTTGATTTTCTTGATATCACTAAATTACCATCAACAACTTTTTGAACAAGCGGGTCTTCAAGCCTGTGGTATCCATATATTTTTTCATCTTCAGGAACATTTGTGTCAAGAAGCCCTGAACGCGGCGCAACTTGTATAGCAATACCGTTGCCAAGAGCCATCGCGCACCAAAACTCTACACATGAGCGACCAGCCTCTGCGAAATGAATGTTTTCTTTGTAACTAAAGTCAACGCCGTACATATGTATTTTACCAACTTTGTGAGCAACCGCGAAGGCTACTGCATATGCAACAGTATTGTTGAAATAACTAAAGGTAGTTGCACTTATAACTTCTTCTAGCGGGTATTCAACGATTTCTGGAACGCGCTCATCTAAACAGCAAGAATAAATCGGCCCCTTGCTAGAGGTTTCTAACAAAAATTCTTTGGCTATGCCTGTTTGTGTGCCTGCTTTTACATCATCAAGAAAACGAGATGCAGGGTCCATCATAAATGTTCGGTCAACATGGAAAATTCCGCCAATACAATTAATTCCCCATATTTCATCAAATTCTTGGGAATTCATTCGCGCATAGACAAAATCAGCAAAACTACCGCCCAACGCAACTATGGCAATTGATTTGCCTTTTAAACTTTCATCTAACATAAAACCCTCCTTTTTAAAAAGCCCAACAAACAAAAGAGTAACGCACACCAGACTTTACAGGGAAAACACAATGCGGGTACATAAAATTAGATGGAAATATTAAAACATCCCCCTTGTTAAAACTAATTTTGCTGTCCGAAATTAGAAATTCACCCCCTTCAAACGAATCGTTCAAAAGTCCCAAAATGGTCAATATAGGAACACCCTTTCTATTCCCATCAAAAATATTGCGAATATGGTCACAATGAATCGCCATTTGCTTGTCTTCGCGGTACTTATTAAACCTAATCTCTGAAAACCCTTGAACCGCACTAAACCAAACCACATTTAACAAGTTTAAGTAATTTTGAATGGATTTAGTTACATAATCATGCAATTCCGGCATTTCAGGTATATCAGAGTAACAAATTTCTAACTCATTTTCGTTTGAGTACCGTGTTTTACTAATTGCGTCATAGAATTCATGTTCAGAATACTCTTCTTCGCTTATGCTTTCTACAACACTGTCGCAAAAGCTAGATGGAAGAGTATTCTGACAATGAATGAAAGAATTTAATGGTAGTTGTAACATAAAGCCCTCCTTATGTTTGTTTTATTCTAACAAGCCCCTGTCTGTAAGCATCGTTATTCTCGCGCCCTTCGCCATAATTCTTCAGCCTTGATATGCACTCAGCAAACCGCGCTTCATAAGCCTGCATCATGTCGGCCTCACCCTTCATAAACGTATAAGCCTCTACTAGACAGCCATAAAGCAAGCAGTCTGGCGCATTTTCGCCCAGCCAAGAGGTTCCGCCGCTGCCAGTTATTGAAGCGGGCCTGTAGTAGTAATGAAGCTCAACCGCATAGTTAGAATTAGGCGTAGGCGCTAATAAAAAATTATCTATATCGAATTGAGCATAATACTTTGGAGAGCCAGTTGCTGTTGGGTCAGGCGCAAACTCTTGCAAAAAATTAACATCTTTTTGAAGGAGAAACTCTGTGTTGCCGCTGCCATCGGTATACGATAAGGAAAAAGAAGATAAATAGTCTGATGGAGAGGAAAGAAACTTGTCCCCAGAGGTCATGTTGGCGGTAACATTTTTTCTAAATAAATCTAAATCAACAAGCTTTAAGATACGCTCTTCTGTATTTCTGATAATATTATCAAGATTATTTACAAAAGTTGTTTCGCTGTTTTCAGTGTAATCCTGAATAGCCTGCTTTAATGTTGTTAATGTATAACTCATACTACCACCGTAACTGTACCAGTTGAGCCTGTCAGCTCAAATGTTTCAAGCTCTTGTCCAATTATGCCATCGCCTACATTTGTATATACAATAAAAGCCTTGTTGTCATTACCATCGGCGTTAGGGTCTGGACGCGGATTACGCAATGCTTCCGCGTCTGTAGGCTGATGACGCGGCTCTAGCTGCGGGTGCTTTGCTTCCCACTCATCTTTGCCTACAAGAAAACCCGTCCACTCTCTTCGCATATCCTTTAGGCGGTAGCGAAATCCAGAGCGGTCAGATATTCCATACGCATATTTTCCAGCCGCGAACTTAGGCATTACGTTACCTTATAAAAGCTTAAACTAGGAGCTACGTTGAAAGAAGCTCTGTCTCTGTCCTCTGCTAAAGCCCTATCAAATTCCTCTTCATACGCGGCCTTTAGCAACTGAATGCGGTCTGGTGCACGTTTCATAGAAAGATAATAAGCAAGTCCAGCGGCTAAACAAGGATAAAAGCGAAACGGGACATCAATGGTATTAGTAAATGTGTCCGCGTCATCAATTCTAGTCAAAGCATCGTAATATATTACGTCAGTGCTATTTTCTGGAGCGGGCCAGACTTTCGCTACTGGTGTTATCTGCCTGTCTATAAAGAACTGCGTAGGGCGAGCCTCAGTGCTTTTGTTCGGTATGTTTAAATATTCGTCACGGCTTATTTTTTCCATACTAATGTCCGTGTCGCTTCTGCGGATGACAGCAGATAAAACATCAATTACATCAGCGCCAAGCGTATAATTGTTCGTGCCCTGAACGACATTTATTGTGCGCTGCACAATTGTCCATTGATTCAGTCCTCTGTTCGCCCACTCAGCAAACATAAGGTTCATCGAGCGCTTAGCTGTTTTTAAGTCGTAACCTGTTTTTACCTCCAAGCCACAGCGCTCGAAAGCCTCTTCAATGTAATCAGATACATCTAATTCAAAGTCGGTGGAGCCTGATACTGCCATTTTATTTCTTCTTTCTCTTCAGAGATTTTACGCGGCGCGGCTTCCCTGCTGGCTGACCAATGCGCTTCTTCTGAGCTATCCTACTACGTTTTTCAGCAGCAGTCATCTCCTTGGATGTTTTGGGGGTTTTAGAAGACACTCTTTTAGAGGGGCGACAATATGGAGTACCCCGTTTTTCACCTTTGCGTCTGCCACATGCCTTCCCCGTGCGGACATCCTTCCAATCTTCTTTGAACCACCGCTTGAGATTAGCTCCAGCTTTTGTTTTTCTAACCGCCATATTCGCCCCATCAATACATTCTAGTCGGCTTATCTCTCATAACTGCGCCGCCACCGCGCATCTTCTTCGCTTTGGACTTGTTCCCCCAATTTTTAGCACCAACCTTGCGACACTTTGCAATTGCTCCTGAAGCATACGCGCTAGGGAATACGCGGTAGCGAGCCTTTACTTTCTTATAACAAGCATCTTTTGGCATCTTTTTGCCTCCTGGTTTACTTATCTGTTGGGGCGTTTGCGAGCGTGATATCGGCAAGTTTTTTCTCCGAAATAAATTGTTCCCACATAGGCTTAATCATTTGATAATTAGCATCAACCTTTGCATGTGTCTCTGCTAGGTCAACCTTCATATCAACAATACTAATGCCAACCCAGCCAATAAACGGCACGGATAAAGCTGTAAAAAAACCTATTACACCTATCAAAATCTTAACTAGCATTTCCATCTACGCCTCGCCTGTCTCAAGCGGCTGTTAGGATTTTTAGCCGCTTTAGGAAATTTCTTCATTTGACCAGCGCTGCGAGCGCAGAACGATTTACGGCGCTTTGCGGCTGCCGAACCTTTTTTAACCTTGCCTGTAACGGCGGTCTTTAACTTTGAGCCAGGGTTTGCCTTGCGATACGCAGCGACACCTTTCTTTGTCATACCCGCGCCAGCTTTGGTCTTGCGGTAGTTACCGCCCTTACCAGTGGTCTTGCGAATGGGGTTTTCTTTTTTACGCGCCATTATACACCCACCTCATTTTTAATGTATGTAATGTCTAGCGTGGCGGAGGCTGTGATTGTACCACCCGAAGAATCAGCCCGCGCCCTAACTTCAATATCTGTTTTTTCCGTAAATTTTATAGGGTTCCAATAGGAAATAGCCGTGCTGTTATTGGCTAAAAGAACCCTGTCTTTTATATTGAAAACACCCCCATCTGGCCTGCCAAGAAATGAGAAAATAGCAAACTTCCCTGCGGAAGAAGACGCGGAAACATCTTTTTGATGAACATAGGCAGTGTATCCTCTTGGAACTGTCCAGAGACACATCAAGGTTTGATTGTCACCAATAGCAACAGTAGCATATTTGTTCACTGGAACGCCGCCTGTTGGAGTGGCTTCAGTTCCTACATACAAAACGCCTGCATTAGCCCCTCCAGAGCCTGCGGTGTTTACCACAATTCTATTAACACGATACCAGTTCAAAGCTCCGTTTAGCTGCACTCCTGTTTGACCATTTAGCGAAACAGTTTCATTTATCTCGTCAAAATTTGCATCCAACCCAGACACGGTAGCTGTTCTAGCTCCCGTCCCCGCAGAGGTGTCGGCAGTAGAACTGCTAGAAATATACATCGTGGATGCTGTTGTCGGGTAAACATACAAACCGCCTTGCGCCCAGATGGTTTCCGTAGTATTGCCTATGCTAGGATTGTAGCCAAACTTATGAATGGGGTAGTGCAAAGTAATTTGCCCACGAGACACCTGTAACTCAAATGGCTCTGATGTACCAACTTGACTTATGGAACGTATCTCGTGGGGCATAACAGTCTCCTAAGACAAGAAGATTGTCAATTTGTTGCCTGAGCCTGTTAAGGCCGCGACAAAACAACCCGCAGTGGCAAGAATGCCATCATCAGGAATGTTTAAAACATGGTTTCCCGCAGCAAAACTCTGCTGAAGCAGAACTTCTCCTGAAGCGTCACCATTTTTTATGGTAAACGCGCCTGCGGCGGCACCAAACATAACAACCTGGCGAATGCGAGAGCGTGCTGCCCCTACAACCGCTGGAGTGTCGCCTTGGTCGAAATTAAAGGCTTTTACTGGACCAGCCATGAAAGCCTCCTTATTCTACGCCGTCATTCGCCATTGCGTATGTCATTACACCAACTACTGTGCCGCTAGTAGCCGCAGAAGCGCCCACAGATGCAGTAACAGTTGTTTGGGCAGCAAGACCACCAGCAATCACAAGAGCGCCGTCAGCGCCTTTTAAAGTGCCTTTAGTGTCGGCGTCAACTTCGTTGAACAGACCGTCTGCGTCCAAAGAACCACCAGCAGGGATGCCGCCAATGTCGATTGTTGGGTTTGTGCCACCAGCAGAACCGCCGATAGTTAGGAATGAGATTGGCATTGCACCAGCAGGCAGAACCAACTGCTCACCAGCAGATGATGATGTGCCAATGCGAACAGGTGTTCCTGTTGTCGCGGCTGATGTTGGGTCAATTGCAATTTGTACGGATTGGGTCATAGGGGCTGGTGTTACAACACCTTTGCCGCCACCACCGTAGGAGCGTACTACTCCTTGGAAGGTTGTATTAGCCATGATTATCTCCTGTCTTGGCTATAGTCGATTTCACCATGAAATCGTCAGGGATAAGTTATTGTAACGCAAATTTAGGCTTCTTGAAAGCCTTAGAATGAATCGTTCCTTTAGTTGCCCTCAATAAACTTAACAAAAATCTGAATTGATTTTCTTTTGCCTGATTTAACACTTACAACCCTATGCTCATTTGAGCCCTTCAAAACAACAATTCTATTTCTTTTAGGGGACACTTTTACTGTGTTTTTTATATCTCCCTTGTCGTTAGCGCCAACAACAACCTCCAATTCACCGCCAACACACTCAGACAGATAAAGAGTGACAGCCAGAGAATAATCGCCATCATTATGCCAAACCATTTTCCCGCCCCGCTTCATTTGATGAACCTTTGTTATATACTCAATGTCGCGGCCCGGAATAACAGGCAACAGGTTCAAAGAAAGCAAGTGATTAAAAAGCTCCACCTCTTCCGCGCTTTTTTCAATATTTTTATAATAATTATTTATAAAACCAACTCGATATTTGGTCTTGTTGGCTGGAGTGTCTCTTACAACTCCATCTTTAAAAGGTGCGGTTTTTTCTATAAAAGAAACAAACTTTTCAGCAACATTAATGTCAACTTCGTCATCTGAAATTAAAACAATATCTTCAATAGTATACCTCATAACGTGCCCCTCTTCACACAACGTATAACTTAAATATAATTTACCGCTATAGTGCACCTAAGATTAACATTCGTTGTATTCGTGCTATTGTGCTTTATAAGGCCGTCATCAAGCAAAAGAGCGCGGTTGGCGACACTTTCTACCTTTGTGCCATCTTCAAGTCTAGTAAATCCATCACAGGTATTGACATAAAAAACTATATTTTTGTGCGGGTGTGCCAAGTCTACATGAAGGCCATGTTCTATTATTTTGCTGCCGCGAGGATAAAACCCAGCCTTTGCCCTTATTAAGGCTTTAATATCTATCTCTGGATGGCTTATTAGCGGGTCAATAAGATAATTAAAATGCTCAGATTTGGGAACAAGCGATTCGTAAAAAAGGTGCATCAAATAATAATTTTTATTGTCCTCTTCCGTAGAAACATGTGAACTATAAAACAGAGGGAAACTACTACTTAAAAGCAAGGAGTATCTTTCAAACACTTCTGGCGGTAAAAAATCATCAATAACTTTGTAATTCATAAAACCCTCCAATAAAAAACCATACAACAAAAAGGGCGGCATGGAAGCCGCCCCTTTCCGAATAATTGTTCGCTTACGCGCCCGGAGAACCGAACACTGCGCGTGGGTCGGAATAGCCAAAGCTATAACGCTCACGAGCTTTAAAGCGCATGTTACCTGAGTCGAAGTCAGCTTCCATGCCTGTAGACATTGGAGTACGCTCAAAGTGCTTGAAGCCATTTGGCGCATCTGTCTTGATGAAGAACGCATCTGGGTCTGTTAAGAAGTGGTTAATTGTATAACCCTCTGGCAACATACCCATGTTACGGATTGCGTTTACATCGTTGTCGGCTGTGCCTACACGAAGTGTAGATTCTAGCAGACGGTCAGCAACAAACTGAAGCTGTGGCGGAACGATAAGCTTGGTACCGCGCAGGGCGATAATCAAGTTACGCTCATCAACGAAAGTTGAGATGTCGATTAGAGCATTCTCAAGTGAAGTTTCGTTAAGGTCAGCAGCAGTTGATGGCTCATTGCGGAATGTACCGCCACCAGCAAGCGGGTGAACAGCAGAACAAAGCTCAACACCGTCACCGCCAGCAAAGTTGCTGTCAAATGCGTTGTTTAGAGTTGCCGCAGCTTTAACTTGCTTGGTGTGTGCCATTGAACGTGCCAGTGCGCGTGTGTAACGTGCACCAAGACGGTCATACAGGTTATCTTCCATTGCTTCTTCAGTCAGCGCGAATGCCAATGAGATAGTCTCATGGCTGTAACGTGCTGTGTATGCTTCTGAAGCATTGTCGAAAGATACGCCTGCACCTTCTTGCTTGGTTTGGGCGTTTCCAAAACCTACAAGCATTACTTCTTCTTCAAACGCACGGTCTGATGATTCGGTATCGTAGATTTCAGCGTGTTCCGCGTCATAGCGGTCGTATTCCATGCCGAACAATGCGTTCAGGCCTGGCTCTAGTTCTTTAACTAGCTGTGCTCTTGAAATAGCCATTATCTAGTCTCCTTACGCCAAGCCTGCTGTGCCAGCGGACAGCAAGTGGTTGTTGATAACGACCATGACATTTGTGTTAGCTGAGCCAGTGTCACTGTTCTCTGGGTCTTGCGAAATATCAATCGCTTTCAGAGGAAGTGTTGCAGTGGTCGCGCCAGTTGAAACGCCAATTTCAGTGCGTGAAAGCCCTGAATTTGTGTCGCCTGTGCCAACAACAATGTCAAAGTTTCCGAACAAATCCGTTACAGGAAATGCAGCGTTACCTTGAATTTCGTAAACTACGTCCGGCGCGTCAATTACAAATGCTTCAATATCTGAAGCTGCAATTGAGCCAGGGTAGAAGTTTGAAAAAGTTTCCTTTTTCGTGGTTGGGTCGGTATAACGGCAGCCGTTGAACACACCCAGAGCAGCATCGGTTTCGCCTGCGGCTTTAACCCCAATTGTTCCGGCAGTTAGTGTTTCCACTAGGTCGCCTTGGAAAATTGCAGTTGTAGCGCCAGAAGCGATACGGTAGCGGTTCTGTTGGTTCATAAAGGCTGAGCCGTTCATCATCCGCGCTGGGCGCAGACCAAAGGCAGCATCTTTATTTGCCATTTTGAACTCTCCTTACGAGTTTATTTTTGGCCTCTTGAGCCAAAAGTTACTTGACTTGAACGCTGCGGATTTAGCTTGGGCATAGCGGAATTAGATTCACGCATCCAATCTCTATCTACAGCTTCCATTTGATTTTCTGTAACGCTACGGTAATGCGCGTCACGCTGTTCCACAATCTCTTCAGGTATTCTGGCAAGAACCAAACCACCTACGCCGATTACGCCAGCGTTTTTACCTTCGTCAATGACGGGTGCATCGAAATCAGGATAGTCTTCCGCCCGTACAAGCTCCCAACCTTCACGGCGGCGCTTATGGACGTTGTTTCGGTCATCGTATTCCATGACTGACTCACGAATCCATCTGTGCTTAAAACCCACAGGTGCTTCAGGAGCTTCAAGGGTTGATGGTGGCCTCCACGCGTCTACTCTCGCTGTTTTTTCACGGGTTTGCGAATCCCGGCTAGCGCGGTCAACCATTATGCACTCCTTGTGTCTATTTTAGCGACTTCTTTTGCGTACCGCTCAAGAGGAATATTCATCTTCTTGGCGAAAGCCACTTGACCTGGTGTTAATTCCACCGTTTTTTTCCGCCCTGATTTCACTGACCGTCCAGAGGACGCAGGCGCAACTGCTTGGGCGTTCTGCCGCTGTGCCTGAAACTTGTGTGGAAACTCTACGCGCATACGCTTGTCGATTTCCTTGTAATAATCATCACTTGTTGGGTCAAAACCCTCAACACCAACTAGAGCCTCGTGAATAGCCTGCACTCCACGAGTCATAACCATGTCTTTGTTGAACCACTGGTCGTTCTTTGTCATCCATGAACGAAGCTTTGGGTCCAAATCTTCTGTTCTAGGAACAGCTTGTCTTTGAGGAACTTGCGGCTGCTGAACCTGTTGCTCAGCTTGAACCGCCTGTTGCTCGGCACGGCCCTTTTGAACGCGAACTCTTTCTTGTTCAATAGCTAACCTCTGCAACAAAGAAACAGCTTCCGTTTCCTTATCTATATCGCCTATGTCTCTAGCTTCTCTTAAAAGCTTTTTAGCTTGCTCCATTTGAGAATCAACGCGAGCACCATATTCATTGGTGTAGCCTTGGTCCAACTGATTTAAGCGAGCCTTAATCTGCTGGTTTTCTTGAGCCATCTGCTGAGCATACTGATACGCAGCTTCCGCCTCTTCCATTGCCTGTTTACGCTTCGCGGTCAGTTGATTGATGCGCTTCTGAACATTACCACTGTAATTTTCAAGGTCATCATCACTAGCGCCGTCTGAGTCTGAAAAATCTGAAGACCCGGATAATTGTTCGGGTTTTTCTTCAGTTGCCACCTCAACAGATTCAGAATCTTCAACGTCAAATGTTACGTTTTCTTCAGCTTCTTGATTCATAATGTCTTCCATAATACGCCTCCAGTATTTTTATACATACGAGATATCTGATGGGTCAAGTATAGTGGCGATAATGTTATCGTCATTTATGAGTCTTACCTCAAGACCGTCCACTTTAAATCTATTCCCAGCATATCTACCCATAAGCACCCATGATTTCTCAGAAGCCCACGCGCCGGATGGAAACTTATCAGAGTCTTTGTAGGCGTCTGGACCAACCTTAACAACGTAAGCTGCTACAGTTGCGAATGCCTCTCTGTCACGAGTTGCATCAGGAATGTAGATTCCGCCTTTTGTTTTGGCTGGTGGGTAATAAGGAATAACAAGAAGGCGATACCCAACAGGTTCTGGAAGGCGCTCTAGCGCGGAAGAATCCATTTCTGATGGGTTTTCAGTGTTCTTGTTTTCCTCTTCTTGTGGAAGAGCATTTTGAACCGCCTTTGGTATTTCAGTCTGCGGCGCGTCAGACTTCATGTTTGCCGTAACCCTATCAGGCACGAATAGTTTCTTAGCCATCTTCAATGACACCTTTCATCGCGGCTCTTATTTCATCTTCACAATAGGTCAGTCCGCGTATTTGCCCCACTATGAAACGGTAGTTTTCCATGTTTTCTACCGCACCATTCGACAGCATAATTGCATAGTCATCCTTCTGCTGTCGGATGTTCTTTAATAAATATTCTGTTAGTGCTATTGCGTCCATGACCCCTCCAGGCGCGGATTACTTCGTAAGTTTTTTATACTTTTCAAATGACCTCATTCCACCCAAGCCAAGCATCCCTAATAATATAGTCATTAAGCTGTCCATATCAAATGCTGGGTATGAAACGGGCGGATACCCCATATAAGCAGTCACAACGTCTGCCGAAGGAAATAAAATAAAATGCGCGAATAGCGCAATGCCACAGGACCACCCAATAAAGGGGCGCCAGCCAGCTACAAAGATGTTTCGGTGTTTTGCCTCTTCAGCGTTAACAGCCATTTGGCCTTTCGCCAGCTCTTGAGCATGTTTTTCTGCCATAGTGGCGATTTCATGCGCCAACTTATTTTTTTGGTCTTTGTCTTCAACAAATTTACCAATCAGCTCTGTAGCTGGCCCTATTAAAGCCTGTAACATGATACCCTCCTACGATTTTAAATACATAGCAAACAAATATATACTAAGTAAACCTACCGCACTGGAAAGAGCTATAAAAGCTATTTCTATTGCCTGTTTTATTTGTCTACTCTTCTTTTCACGCATAGCTATTCGCTCTTTTCTTATTTGAGCCTGTATTCTCAGCACATCTTGCCAAGCATTAAGCCCATAATTACCAATTAAGAAGTTTCTAAGCTCATTTTCCATCTCTTGAGCTTTTTTATGAGCAACAAAACTTTTTAAAGCCTCTTCGCCAACGCTGCCATACTTTTTCTTTTCTTCTTTATGGACGTTTTTTACAGAATCAATCGCGTCCATAAATTTGCCAATGTCGCCCGCCATAGCGTAGACATCTTTAGAAAGAGAAAAACCTTTTTTAAGAGCGCCAAAGCTCGCTGTTGCTATGGCTATCGCGGATGCTGGGTCCATTTTCTACTCCAAACAAACCCTCCATCAATCAACTATTTCTAGTATAGCCCCGTTTTGCATTTTAACCGTCATCTCTTTGCAAGTCCATCTCTCGTTAAAGTCCCTTTGATAACGGCCTACGTTTCTTTCAATCTTGCGCTTAGTGGAAAGACACTTAGAAAGGCTGTCATACGGCGTGAACTCCAAACGCGCCCCTGACACCATCAATAGCAAAACAAATGTAATTTCAGTCACCATTTCGAAGCGCCTCTATACGTTCTTCTAAATTGGATATGCGTTTTTCATAAAACTCTAGCGTTAGCTTTTGTTGTTGGTCGTAAGGCGCACGCCCCTCTTCTATCTCTGTCGCCAGTTTCTCTAGCTCTCCCGCGATATGCTCTATTAGCATAAATTGTTCTGAATCGGCTGGCAGAGAACCCATCTCACCGCGAGGCCACTTAATACGAAAGTCTGTGTTTTGTACAACGTCAGACTGCATCATGGTTTGATTGGTTTCAATCTGGTTCAAGCGCTCAATAATGCCAAAATACGCCCATGTGGCTACAGATGCACCCGCAATCATGCTGATGATATTTCGCAGCGGAAGAGAAACCTCAGTATTTTCGCTAACTCTTGGCATTGCCTTTGAACCTGTGCCTAAAGAATACAATCACATTTATAAATGTATTTAGCGTAACCATAAACACTAACCAATACTGAAGCTCTATAGGCATCAATCTTTCTCGCTATTTAACCAAACGGCTAGCGAACCTGTCATGGCACCAGTTACCACTGAAATTAGCGAAGCCTGCTGTGTTGTTAAATCTGGCTGGCTAAGCGCCCATTCAATGCATCTAATGTAAACACCTGTCATGCAAAGCATCATAAACCGAGGCAGAATGCGTAACTCCAGCATTTTTCTTGCTACTTCTTCCGCGCTCATTAGAACACACCTTGAAATCTCTGTGGCCTAGCTATTGGAGAAAATCCTTTTACTACTCCGCCCTTTCTTAGGGCTTGCGGCCTTTTTGGGCTTTGCTTTTTTGACTTCGGCTTTGATTGGTTCAGGGCTATCGCTACCGCTTGCCTCTGCGGGTACCCCTCGCTCTTCAACTTCGATATGTTTGATGATATCGTCTTCTGACTCGTACCTTTTAATAGCGGCATTTCTACGCTCCACTTTCTTGGCTTTTTGTACTTCCGCAACTTTGCGGTTTAATGAACTTGCTGACATTTTATTGCCCTTTCGTCATATTGTTAAGCGCCGCAATATCCCTCTGCGTTTGAATGCGCTCTTCTGCAACTCTGGTTTTTTCATCCAGAGCCTCTTTCTGAATGTTGATGCGAGCCGCAGCTTCCATCTGGTCATTCATTTCCTTCTCGCGGTCAAGCTGATTTCTGTCATCAGCCTCTTTCGCTCTGCGCTGGATGTCAGCCTCACGCAAAGCAAGCTCTTGCTGACGAATTGCCACAAGCGGGTCAGTTTGCTGTGGCGGCGTTACAGCCTGTGCATACTGCTCGCTAAGCTCTCCAACAAGCTCAGCAGCGCGAGATGCAACTTCTGTCTGCATAGCCATCATGCCTTCCTGAGAAGCTTGGATTTGCATCTGCTCTTCTGGTGAAAGCTGTTCCATAATCTCTTGTTGCGCCATAGCTTCCGCCATAAACCCAAGATGCTCTTGGATATGGCCTTGCAACGTCATCACTATAGCTGCGTTAGCCTGTGCCACAGGTGTTGCAATAATTGCGAGGTGCGCCTCGATATGCGCCTGATGATTCTGGTCTGGGAAAGCTTGTAAAGGCTTGCCGCGCATAGCTTCCTGATTCTCCTTAGCCGGATTTGTAGGTTGAGGCACAGGTGGTGGAGGGAGTATGGAATCAACATTTGTAACTCCTAATGCTTCGTACATTTTTCTGTACGCTTGATATAAACCCTGTTCATTCCCATGAATTTCAGGGTTTGATTGAACTAACTGTAATTCTGTCTGCGCCAAAGCAATACGCTGTGACATAGAGAAAATATTTGGGTCTGAAACTGGCACAACGTCAATGCGGTCATCGAAGTCTGTTACCTTTATTTCAGGTGGTGCGCCCGGTATCGCATATGGATACATCGGAGCCATAAACCTACCAAAAACATTAGCCAGAAGCTTGAATTCCATCTTCTGAGAGTAATGCAAGCGCTTATGGATAGCGGACATAACCTTTGTGCCGCGCTCCATAATAGCCATAGTAGTCCCTACAGGCGTTTCTCCGCCCATCTCAGCTACCTTCATGTCAGCCATAGACGCAAACCTACGCCCAGAGTCAACAAGGGTTCCTAGAAGCGCGTAGAGCGTCTGTGAAGGCTCTTTAAACGGCAGCGTCATCAAAGATTGACGAATATCCTGACCCGCGACATCAATATCACGGAATTCTCCCGGACTTAGTGGCTCATCCTCGTCACGAATACGAGCACCACGCGACTTAAACCCTGCGGGTAGATTTGCCAATGTTCCAGCATCAATAAGCTGTCGTAACAGGCTTGTTGCCGCTAAAGACAGGCCGCCAATCATATGCGTTAGGCCAAAGCCGTAGAAGCCCAAACCGGGCAAGAATTTATAATGCACAAAGTAAGGCTTGGCACGGCGCAATGGGTCTGTCTGCTCGTAATTACGGCGGATAGACAATACCTTGTTGTTCTTTTCTATGATGGTAACAATATATGGCAGCTTTAAGCCAGTTTCTTCACCATTAGGGTCTAAATCTTCAAAGCCAGGCAAATCTAAGTTTGTATGCACCTCGTATAAAGTAATATCTTCATTGGTGCCTGAAGGGGAAATCCCCTGAACATCATCAATAGTTTCCTGAACATCTGAATAATCGCTCTCGCCGTAGCCTTCGCCCGGCAAATCAACGTCAGCATAGAAGCCAGTTAGCTGAAGCTTGCGAACTTCGTTGCTGTCCATCTTCACTACATGCGTAATGCGAGTAGACGATGCTAAGTCTGTAGCTGTATAGGGAACGACTAAATCTTCAGCATGAACAAACTTAGACACCGCCCTTTGTAACAAAGGGTCGAAGTAAATCTTCTTAAATGTGCTCCCTATCAACGGAAGATAGAACAACATCTGGTCTAACTCAGGGTCGTACTCTTCCATCTCATAGGTAATCTGGTAATTCATGTAGTTCTTAACGCGGTCAGCCTGCGCTAGAACATCCTTGTTCTCATCACCAATGATTTGTGTGCGAACAGGGCCGCCAGCAGGCAATAGCTCACGATAAGCCTGCGCCTGAAACTGTGTGACTGACTCAGCAAGCAAAGGATGCACAACACCAGAAGCACCTTCAAACGGCTGAGAGCGCTCTTCATACTTCATGCCAAGCAAGTCGATGCCGCGCTTATATGTATCTTCCCAATCTTCACGAGAAGATAAATCATCTTCAATGTCGCCAACCAAATCAGAGGCAATAGACATCGCGTCTGCTTCGTCCATATATTCGACCAAGTTATCGCCAAAAGGTATTTCTAATGGCACCTCTGTCATCATCATATCTTCAGATATGTCTCCAACAATAACAGAGCCGTCATCCATAGAAACTTGACCCGGCTCGGCTGCCATTTCTATGACATCAATTTCAGCCTGCTCTTGCGGATTCATCGGCACTACATTATCGCCGCCTGAACCTATACCTTTTTCAACTGCCATTAGTCTAAGTCCTCATTATTAATAACAACGCGCAAATTCGGGCCCTCTGGTTTCGGCTCTGGTATGCCAGCACCAGCTAAATCACGCTGCGCCCCCATTTGACGCTCGTACAGTATATCTCTTACTTGCTCATCTGTCATATCGTCAGTAATGCCCATACTTCTATAGTAGTCGCGCTGCTCGTTTCTAGCACGCGCCATATTTCTCTGAGCCTCTAAACCTCTTCTGTTGGCTTCAGCGTCATCCATGCGCTTCTTTGCTTTGCCTACACCAAAATCATAAGCATCATCAGCAGTTTTAGCAATCTTGTTTACCATATCAGTAGGGTCGACAAACAAACCAAAACTGCGTTCAAAGTCATTTATTGTTTCAGGCAGCTCCTTGGCAATAATCTCACCCATATTCGGAGTTTGACCGCGACCTTCAGCCTTCATGCGTTCATACATAACGCGGTCTTGAAATGTGTCAAAGAAACCGTCTACATCCATAGGCTCGAAACCTCTGTCAGCCGCGCCGACAAAACCTTCATCTATATCATTCTTAATTGTCTGAAAAGAGTCCTCTAGGCCCATATAATCCATCTCTTCCTGATAGACCTCCCTGCCTTGCTTAGAGATTGCTTTGTCTCTTTTAGCTTGAGCCTGAAGAAAGACATCAGAAGGCCCTGATACAATCTCACCCTCTAGAGCCTTTTTGGGCTTTGGAGAAGGCAATAAGCCAGCAGGCTTTGGCGGCCCTTCAATCGCCATCATAATCCCTTCAGAAGGCGTTGAGTCAGATGGGGCAGCGCGGCGAGTGGAGGGTACCCTCGCGCTAGACAAGGACGAAGGGCTTGCCCCTGCCATTAATCCACCAATCTGACCCAACCCGTACATGTCTCGCTTCAAGCGCTCCGACATACCTTGCCCACCGCCTAATGCTTCATAGCCTTCGCCAGCGACTTCTGCTGCACCGCGAAGCCCAGCTTCACTAGCGCGACCAATAAAGTCAAAAATATCAACAGGGCCGCCAATCATAACCCTGTTTATAGACTGCAAAGGTCCAACGCCGTCTTTATCACCAAAAACACCAGGAGCAGCCTCAAACATTTGGCTGCTCATACTAGGTGACTTTTTAAAGTCAAATGGCTCTAAAATACGGTCTTTTGTGTCCATTACATAATGTCCTTCTGGTTCCCCATATCTGAAGGATAATCATCTAAATCACCATCTGTTTTAGGAACGCCCTGCTCCCACAGATTGCAAATCTTCTCCATAGAGCAGGCGAAGTGCAGCTTTTCACAATAACCCACGCCTTCTTCTAAGCCCAAGCCCTCAGAGATGCAATTCAACATAGATGACTGTAGGTTAAAATACTGGCAAGTGCCGCAACGCGCGTTCTTGTTTTCCCATGTTGCTGTGGCTGGGCCGTAAGAATACTCATCTAC